AGAGAGATAATAAAGGCTATCTGTTCACCGTCTGGTGCATTCTTTTCCAGCCATTCAATAGCCTTCTTGACATAGGCAGGAGTATTTTTTGTTTTAGCCATTATTATTTACCCTTATAATTATTAAACGTCAGAAGCTCCGTCAAGTACACTTTCAGTCTTTAACCCGGCAATACCGGCCAGTCGATGGAATTAGGATCGTCATTGTTTGCCGGAACATCACGCAAACTTTGCCGATAGTTGGCCATTTCGTCCGACATGGTGACATCCGACAGCGCATAAAAATCTGTTTTAGAAAGAAGGACATTTCGGTGAGTGCGTATTTCTTCCCACGTTGTCGTTTCCGTGAATGCCTCAACATCGACGTTGCTTTCTACGATCACATCCCAGAGTGTGCCATCAACGACACCAAACCACTGAACGCCATCGATCATTGCTTCCCAGCCAGTGTGATCTGCATTTGTAAATTTCGCGTTTTCAACGGCCATTTTTATACCTCCGCATTAATGAAGATGAAGGCGGCATCACTGCCGTCACGGTTAACCCTAATGGCGTCGTTGACGGTGAATGCCGTCCCGCCGTAACTGACGGACATTCGGACGTTGGTCAGACCCGGCTCATTCCAGCTAACGCCCGTCGCATCGTTAGTGCCACCACCGTTATAATCGGATAGCTGAAAGGTGCCAGCGGCACTGCCTGTCACAGCCGGAGCCGCCCGCTTTTCCTGATAGGTGACGTTCACCTGTCCCGCTCCCGTACCACTTGCCGTACCGAATGCAATTATTTGAGAACCGGCTGTCTGATACGTCAGCAGTTCGGCGTAGAATTTGCAGACGGTTAGTTCTTCCTCGTAGGTGCGGGGGATATAAGGGGTGGCGATCTGTCCCGGCTGGAGTTTCACGTTAGTGATGCCAACATAGTTATTCGCTGCGTCTGCGAAATTTGAGGAGTTCGAGGTGATGTAATCTGTGTACGAGGTATTTGCCCAAGTATTTTCTGTCCCAACTGATCCAGAGCCACCCGTAAGGTTCCAGTTAAAATACAGCTTTGCACTTGTCGAAGCCGACCAGTTCGCGGCGGTGTCTTGAGGAATGACAATCGACACGCGCTCCCATGTGTCAGCCGCTGCGACTGATACATCGTTGACGATCTCGCGGGCCGTGCTATCTCCCGTAAAACAGTTTACGCCCATCTTGACGGGAAACGATTCTGAACTCCCTCCGTCGAGATGGACGATAATGTCGAAGCTTAGGACCATGTTTTCGACAAATTTATCCGTTCCCAAAAACGGTGCGCCGACTAGATTATTCCCGGTTATATTGTGTCGAAGCATAAGCTGATCGTTTGAGTCGGGGCTGGCGTTGGCCGTTGTACACAGGAGCTTCGCCCATTTCTGGCGTCCATCCACTCCTCCAGAGCTTTCAACAGAATATGTGAACCGCGCCGATGGACTGCCAGACATTGCGATCTTCCAACGATCCTGTATTCCCAGCGACGAACCGGAGCCTAACGCCGTTCGCGTGACGGATTGAGAATATTGATCCACCTGAAAGTTACTATTGTCGATGGCATTATATTCATAGGCCACGTTCTCATGGCTGATAATATGCCAGTTCGATCCGTCGCAGACTAACGTCACTTCCGAATGCTCATTACGGAGTTTCAGATCAGGTAATCCGTCAATGGTTTCTGAACCGTTTGGGTTGATAGTGATCATAAATTTGGTGGCGTCACTCTTCTTCAGAGTAACTGAGAAGCCGTCACCAAGTGTTCCAGCCGCTGTCAACGCCACCTCATAATCCGCTGAAGCTGCGCTACACAGGATGGTTTTGCCATCATCAGCCGCAATAACCGTATAAGCGGCAGTTTTAGCGGAAGTTGCCGCGCCACCAAATCCTGTCGCAGTACCAGAATTTGCTATAGTGGCTCCAGAAGCAATTGCTAATGTACTTCCAGAAAGAACGGTAAAGGTGTTGGCAGTAAACTGAAAGTCATCAGCCCCTGCAATACGAATATCTATCTGATCATCAGTGTCAGCAGTAATACTAGTATCTCCATCTGCATCAAGAATAAGTTCACCAGCATTCATATCTATTGTATTAGTTCCAGCATTCAAGAATGATCCAGCAGATGTAATAGACCACTTTGTAGTAGCAGCTTCAGAGGCTCCTGTCATAAAGTCTATTGAAGTTGCATTTGAACTAGAACTAAAGTCTCCTTCTGATCTTGCTTGAATTGCAGCAGCTACAAGAATAGCATCTGTACCTGTACCTTCATCTGGTGCTTGAAAAGCAACCTTACCTATAACATCATTTGCAGCTATATCTGTTTCACCAGTTTGCAAAGTTAAAAGAAATGGATTGTCATCTCCTGTTGCTATACTTTTAAGAAATAGACCATCATCAGGATCATGTGTAACTGTAACATCTTGATCATTACCAAAGTAAATAATACCACCGTCTGCTAAGTAGAGATCAGACCATTCTGCTGAAGCTGTACCTAATGAATCACCATCAGCAGAAGAAGGATCAGAAGAGCCAGATGCTTCCGCCCAAGCAATATCAGTGCCATCTGAAGTTAAAACATAGTTTGCAGAACCAGCAGCAAGTGCCGTTGGATCACCGGATGCATTACCAATAATAAGTTTTCCTCTTGCTAAACCTGCCATCTTAGCAAGTGTAACTGCATTGTCTTGAATATCTGCTGTTTCAATTGTATCATTTGGAAGAACAGGAACTTGACTAAATGTAACAACTCCATTAGAAGCAATAGCAATAGCATCTGTATCTGATGCACTACCTATGTTTCCAGCATCAGCAATAACAAGACCTGCTCCAGAGGTAATAACGGCTCCAGAAGTAATTGCATTATTAAATGTTGCAGCACCAGCATCAGACATATCCAATGTTAAGGCTGTAACAGCAGAGCCACCATCATCTCCCTTAAAGACAATATCTTTATCTTGTACACTGGAAGTTATTACAAAATCAGAAGATGAATTAGAGAAGTCACCAATAGCAGTACCATCATCCTTAAAAGTTACGTTAGCACCACCTGCATCCAATACAATATCTGCACCAGCATCTATTGTCAGTATAGCAGAAGAGGATATCGTAAGATCGGTCCCGTCACCTTCAATTTTTTCTCCATCATCACCGAAAGTAAGTCCTACATTGGCAGGAATATTAATATCTGTAGTGGCAGTAAGATTAAGATCAGCACTAGCATTAACTGTTAAATCTGTACCATCACCTTCTATCTTTTCCCCATCATCACCAAATGTAAGACCTACATTAGCTGGTATATTAATATCGGTAGTAGCAGTTAGATTTAGATCAGCACTTGCACTAACTGTAAGATCGGTTCCATCTCCTTCTATCTTTTCTCCATCATCACCGAAAGTAATACCTACGTTAGCTGGAATATTAACGTCAGAAGTAGCCGTAAGATTAATATCGGCTCCTGATGTAACTGTTAGATCAGTATTATCACCTTCAATCTTTTCACCAGTACCAAATGTAATGCCTACATTAGCAGGAACAACAACATCAGCAGTAGCAGTAAGATTAATATTGTTACCTGTAATAGTTAAGTCTGTTCCGTCTCCTTCAATCTTTTCTCCGTCATTACCAAACGTAACACCAATATCTGCTGGTATATTAATATCACCGCCAGAACCTACAGTAATTGTAAGGTCTGTGCCATCCGATTCAATTTTCTCTGCTGTAGCAAATGTAATACCAACACCACTAGGAATATTAACGTCAGCAACGGCAGTAAGATTAATGTTATTACCACTGATTGTAAGATCAGTGCCATCACCTTCAATTTTTTCACCGTCATCTCCGAAAGTAAGTCCGATATTTGCTGGAATATTAATATCACCGTTGCTTCCAACCGTAATTGATAAGTCTGTACCATCCGATTCAATTTTTTCTGCCGTAGCAAATGTAAGACCAACTCCACTTGGAATATTTACATCGGCAGTAGCAGTAAGATTAATATTATTGCCTGTTATAGTAAGATCAGTACCATCTCCTTCGATCTTCTCTCCATCATCACCAAAGGTTATTCCCTTATTTGCTGCTACATTAATATCTCCAGAATCAATAGTTGCAATCGTAGCATTTCCTGCTATGATTGTAATCGTATCACTATCGGTGTAACTAGGTGCTCCACTAGATATACTAATAGTTTCTACAGAGATTTTAGTATCATTATCACTATCCGATAAAAGAGACAGATAGCCACCCATAGCATCTCCACCATCATGCCTATGTCCACTAGAGGTTGTGCTACTTGTTTTAGCAAAAGAATTAAAAAGTTCTGCAAACTCATTCGTAAAATAGGATGCTTCAATAACATTACCAGTAGCTATACTACTGTATGTTGAAGTCTTATCGTAACCTTGAATAGCCATTAATATCTACCTCCGGGGGTGTATTCTAATTGGAAGCCTCTAATTGAATAGGGTTTCTTACTTGCTGAATCAATAATATGTACTGCTGCTGCAAAGCCTGATCCTTCTACTGACTTTCTAATAATAGGAGAACCAGTTGAACCAAATACTGCTGTTCCAAAAGTTGATAATGAATTACCAAAAGCAGCAATACCAGTTGTTTCTGTTATACTTATAGCTGTAGGTTGAGGAGTGTCTGAATTATTATAATTGTATTTCATATACAAGTCAAATTCTAATTCACCCTCTGGTTCTATATTAAGAAGTATTCTTTGCATACTTTTTCTAATACCTGTATCTCCAATAGAGATATCTGGACTTTTAAAGTTTGCTTCTATTACATCTCCTGAAGTACTATCTGAAGTGCTTCCATCAAATCTATCTGATTGTTCTTGTCTATAAACATATCCATCATAATCACCATGAACAATATACTCAGTAGTTCCAAAGTACATTGAATCTGTACAAGCTGGTTTAATTCCTTTAATATCTGCCCATTGAAATCCTATACTACCTTCCAGATTTCTTTTCAAAGTACCTATAATTCCAAAAGCTCTAGACTCAACACCACCAGTAGTAGGATAAAATAAACGGTATTGACTTTTTTCTCTTATAACTAATGAAGTAATATTATCAAATCCAATAGCATTAATTCTTTTTTGAATAGGTTTGGATACTGTACCTAATTCTATATCGTCAATTCTTTCTGTACCAGCAACTGTTCTTAATCCATCAGGTGCTAGAAAAATAATATCACCACCTACTTCTTGTATTGTATTTCTGTCAAGACAACCTAGTTTTCTTGTAATAGGTTTCATTGAAAAGTCTGCTATACTTGTTCCTGTAATCTGATAAATTTCATCTTTAGAAAAAACAATCAATCTATCACGAAAGGTTTTCATTCCGACTATTGGACTATCTACCTTGATAGACCCTGCTCCGTTTGCAGCAGTAAAATCATTCTCAGCAAATGGTGCAGCAAATACTACTTCTTGTTTATTACTTGCCATACCTGCAAAGAAGATATGGTTTCTAAATACTTCCACACTTTCTGGATCAGATGGTGCTCCTGTTGCTGTTATAGCTGTAACAGTAGACCCATCATATGACATAGCTGCATTTGCACCATCTGCTACTATAATCTTATTTGTTCCGTTAAAGTTATACTTTGCAAACGTATACTTCTCTGCACTTGTTCTACCTGTCTGTACCGAAGTCCAACCACTTCCTGTACTTTTAGCTATGATAGTACCTCTTCCTGCTAGAACCATATCAGTACCAGCAGTAGTACTGAACAGAGCAGTCATAAGCATTACACCTGAACCTGCACCTGATATCGTAGCATTACTTAATTCATTTGTATCATACTTGACAGTACCCTTAATTCTACTGTATCCTCCATCTGCATCTGGCTCATAGTTTTCCAGAATAAGAGCAGCACCGGGAGGTATAGAAAAAGGATCACGATCAAGAACAAGTCCTCCATCTGTTGATATTGCAGATGCTTGTACATTACTAGCCATATTTTACTTACCTAAAATTTTCATAGTTGCTTCATGAGAATTACTAAAAGACATTCCATGTTCCATCATTACTTTCATAGCTTTCATATGTTCTGATGAATGTCCTGCAACCGTTTTACCTTCTGGAGTTTTATGAGGTTTTGAATGTAACTTTAACATTTTCTTTTGTTTATCTGAAAGTTTCTTTGTTACTTTACCACCTTTTTTCATAGCTGTTTTTTTAGATTCTTTAAAAGCAGCCGAAGTAGGAGCACCTTTTGTTCCGGGTGTTCTCATTTTTTCTCCACTACCAGCCGCAATTCTTTTTCGTTTAGCATGAATATTTGAATATAAACCTCGTTTAGCCATTAACACTTCCACCTTTTTCGAGCTTGTCTTAGACGACTATTAG